ACTACTACGGCCGCTACCACAACGGCTTTTTTAACTCCCTCTTCGGCCAGCGCGGCGTGACGGTGACGACGGACGGGTACAACTACCTCGCCCTGGACGACGACGTGTGGATGTACACGGGCGTCACCTCCGTGGGCGGCGACGAATCTAACATAGGCTTCATACTCGTCAACCAGCGCACAAAGGAAGCGAAATACTACGCCATCGCGGGGGCCGAGGAATACTCGGCAATGAATTCCGCGGAGGGGGCGGTGCAGCAGTACCGCTACAGCGCGACTTTCCCCCTGCTGCTGAACATCTCCGGCCAGCCCACCTATTTTATGGCGCTCAAGGATTCCTCCCAGCTCGTCAAGATGTACGCCATGGTCAACGTGCAGCAGTACCAGATAACGGCGACAGGCACCACGGTCGCCGCCTGCAAAGAGAACTATCTGGCAAGCCTGTACAACGCGGGCCTCATAAAGCCGGAGGATACCGGGACATCCGAAACCCCCGACTCCCTGACCGTGACGGGCGAGATCGCCGAGATACGCTCCGCCGTGCGCGCAGGCAGCACCGTGTTCTATATAAGGCTCGAGGGCGACGACTTCTACTACCTCATCTCAGTGGAGGACAGCGAGCTCGCCGCCGTGCTAAACGAGGGCGACAAGGTCACGCTCGTCTCCTCAGCCACTGAGGGCGAGCTGCGCGAGGCAGTGTCGGTGGTGCGCGCGCCCTGAAGACCGGAGCAAAACAGACCAAAAAGGGCGCGTTGCAAAACGAGCCTCGAAAAAACAACGAATCGGTCAGCCCGAAAGGGTTGGCCGATTCATTGTTTTGCGTTAAAGGGGAAGGCAGTACCTCATCCGAGCGGCCCTCAGTCAGCTTAATATCCCTTTTGAATCGCTCAGTCGAAGACCACGGCCACTTTGCCGCAGCGGCCTTCGGCCATGAGGGCGTAAGCTTCGGAAACGTTGTCAAGCGTGAACCGGTGCGTTACGAGGTCCTCCGGGTGTATGCCCCAGCGGACAAGCTTTTCGGTCAGCTCCTCCATCTTCCATATGCTCGTCACCCAGGACCCGTATATCGTCTTCTGATCATGGAGTATATCCGGGCTCGGTTCGAACTCGACAGTGCCGCCCTCGCCGATAAAGACGATCTTACCCCATTTTCTTGCGGCCCGTATCGCCAATTGGCGTCCGAGCGTATTGCCGGAGCAGTCGACCGCCCGCTCGACGCCGAACCCTCCGGTGATCTCCATAATGCTGCCCGGCGTATCCGGGCCCGACACGAACACGTTATCGGCAAGCTTTTTCTCAAGCGCTAGGCTGCAGCGCTCCCGCACGGTGTCGACACCGATGAGCTTCTGCGCCCCCATCGCCCTTGCAAGCATCAGAGCCGCGAGCCCGACGGGACCGAGCCCCACCACAAGAACGGCGTCGCTTCCGGATATGCCGACCCTCTCGAGGCCCTCGTACACTGTACCGAAGCCGCAAGCCACCTGCGCGCCGTCCAGATAAGTGAGCCCTTCCGGCAGCGGCACGCAGTCTTTCTCGTCGGCCAGTATATACGGAGCCATCCCCCCGTCCCTCTGCCAGCCGTAGGCCGCGCGCCGCGGGCTCGTGCAGCTGATCATGTAGCCTCTGCGGCAGTCGTAACAGAGCCCGCACCCCGAGATATGATACAGGATCACCCTGTCACCCTCATTAAAGCGCCTCATGCCCGGCCCGCATTTCACGATCTGCCCCGCGGGCTCGTGGCCCGCGATCTTATCCATATACCCCTCGGGACCTTTTCCGAGGTGCTCCCTGTAGATCGCGCGGATATCGCTCCCGCATATAGTCGAGGCTTTCGTCTTTATAAGGACTTCGCCGTATCCCGGCTCGGGGATCGGCGCATCTTTCAGAACTACCGTACTGTTTCCAGGCAAATACGCGGCTTTCATAACATTGCTCATATGTGTTCCTCCCAGGAGAATCATTCCCGATCCGGAGCTCCCCTCAGGAGTCCCACAGATCTGTCCAGTCTTTAGCCCCTTTCCACAGAAAGACCTGACCCTTTACAAGGCGGCAGTTTTTATCGATCCCGCTTATGGCTTCCATCTCCTCATCCGCCAGGGGGTCCTCCGTGGTACAAAGAAGATTGCTGAGGTAGTGCTCGCGGCGCGTTGAAAAAGGTATCGGTATCTGGCCCCGCCGGACCGCCCATTTCAGACAGACGGCAGCCGGGTGGATATTGTGCTTTTTTGCAATGTCTTTGATGACGGGGTCCTCCATGGCCGCCGTATCGCTCTCCGTCCGGTCGCGCTCGGGCCGGTTTGGCGAGCCCAGGGGGCAGAAACCTATGGGTACGATATTCTGCCTGACGCAGTAATCAAACAACTCTTTCTGCTGGAAATGCGGGTGGAGCTCCATCTCGTTGGCTGCCGGCCTTATCGCGGCGTCTCTGAGCAGCAGTTCAAGCTTTCGTATCGTCATATTGGACGTGCCTATATGCCTGACAAGGCCCGCCTCAACAAGCCGCTCCATCTGCCGCCAGGTCTTCATATAATTCTCGTGTATGTACGGCACCGCGTGCGGATCTCTCGAGTCCACACCGACCCCCGGCGCGTGGTAATTCGGAAAGGGCCAGTGGATAAGGTACAGATCGAGGTATTCAAGCTTAAGGTCCTTGAGTGTCCGGGCGCAGGACAGCAGCACGTCGCCTTCGCCGTGCATATCGTTCCAGAGCTTCGACGTGATGAACAGCTCCTCGCGCGCCACGCCGCCTGCCATAGCTTCCCGGAGAGCGCTGCCGACAACGGCCTCATTCCCGTATACGGAGGCGCAGTCGATAAGCCTGTATCCAAGTGATACGGCGTCTTTTACGGCTGCGGCGATCTCCTCGCCCGGCACATGGTCGGACCCGAACGTCCCTAGGCCGATATGCGGTATCTTAGCTCCCGTGTACAGCGTCCTTACGGGGGCATTCACCCGGGCGGCCCCGCTGCCGGGCGTGCGGTTTTCCTGGCATACCATAGATATACTCCTGTTTTTTGCGGATTTTCTTTTTGCGCCCCGGGCATAAGGCGGAGCGCGCCGCAGAGGAGATCAGTCGGCCTTTCTTCTCTCCCTGTCATAGAACGGGGATTTTCCTGCAACGGCGAGCGGGATACCCATTATGAGCTTCGCTTCGCCCAGCAGCCCCAGCCTCGACGCCGCTTTTCCCGCGGTGAAGAAGACGCGGTTGTCGATCCTCCTGTCCGCGGCTATCGACACAGCCGAGCCGACGGCGATGCCGAGATCCATCGGGTCATATACGCAGCAGGCGTTGTTTCTGAGCATATCGGCGCAGTCTTTGAAGTGGCAGAGCCTGCAAAAATCGTTGAGGCCGCGCGTGCCTTCCTTCGCGCCGATCAGTACGAGAGCGGCGCTCGCACGTACGTTCTCCGCGTCCCTGTGGAAAATAGGGTTATTAAACTCGCGGCTTATCTTGTCCATCTCGTCGGCGACCTTGAGCATCTCGTCACCAGACAGAATGGCAGTGACTATATGATCCACCCCGCAGGCTTTCGGCGCGGTGCGGGCAGCGGCGCACATTGCGGCTGCGGCGTTGAGCACAGCCAGTTTTTCGGCGTCATCACAGTTCATTATCATGTCTTGTCCTCCTTTTATTCTTGTTTTACTTATTATAACATGGATCGCCGGGAAAATGAATTCCCGTTCGGATATTCGGTCACGCCGCGTGTGAAAAAGCGCACGCGATTTCAAGTTTACATAATACAGGACTCCCGTGCGTTATCCGGCACGGGCTTTTTATTTTCACAGAAAGTTTATATTTATAAACTAATTGCTGCCATATTTTATCACACATGTTTATAACCATAACCTTTTGTGATACTATTCGGCCGAAAAGACACATGGGGGAGGTGCTCCGATATGAGAAGATCCACTATCTGCTGGACATGCGCGCATAACGCCGGGCGCTGCCCGTGGAGCGCGCTGTTCGTCCCCGTGCCCGGCTGGTTTGCCTCCCGGCGCGTCTATAAAGACTCAGGCGGCGTGAGGGTCGGTTCATATACCGTACACGCCTGCCCCCTCTACAGGGAGACCCCCCGCAGGAATCCCGTCGGGCGGGCGATAACGGGCGGTCCGTTCAGAGGCAGGAAGGGCGGTGTCTGATCTTGGGCATCAGGTTTAAAAAGTATCGCTCCGGAAGGGCGCTCGGCGCGGCGCTGGAGAGCTATTTTCAGTCTATCAGCCGCGTCGTCCCCGTTATGGAGGAGACGAGATCAACGGACGCCGCTACAGGCAAAGCCGTTGTCCGGCTTGAGCCCGTATACAACAGCCGCGGCGAACAGATAACGCGCCTTGACTACCCCGTCCCGCCGAGCGTTCCGGGCATCTGCAGGGCGCTGAATATCCTGAGGCCCCAATGGCAGGCCTATTGCGACGGTTCCCTGCATCCCGAAACGGCGAAGGCCGCGCAGTGGGCGATGCTGATGATCGAGGATTACCTTGTCACCGAGCTCCTCTCCCGCTCCAAGGGCGCGGACGGGCTGAAGGTCGTTCTGCAGGAGGTGCTGGCGGGCCGCGAACACCGGGAGAGCGAACAGGGCGGCCCCGCGTCGCCCGCCGCCGTAGACATGGGAGAGAAACTGCGCCTGCTGCGCGAACTGTTCGCCGGTTCCGGTGGATAAAGACAGGCTCTCCCTGCTCAGGATGGTCGATGCGTGGTTTGAAGAACTGCTCGGTTCGAACAACGAATCTTTTATTCCGCTGTTTTTTGACGAGCACAGGTTTCTTGTGCTGCGAGGGGGCGGCGGTTCCGGAAAGAGCATATTCGCCGGTCGGAAGATCCTCGAGCGGGTTACTACGGAGCCGGGGCACAGGTGGCTCGTGTGCAGGAAGGTGGCGAAGACGCTCAGGGAGAGCTGCTTCAATCAGCTCATATCGCAGGCGAACGAGTATTATCCGCACGCGGGGTTGAAGGTAAACAAATCTGACATGCTGCTCACATTTGAGAACGGGAGCGTGATCATCTTCGCCGGGCTGGACGACGTCGAGAAGCTCAAGAGCATCTACGGAATCACGGGGATCTGGGTCGAGGAGGCCAGCGAGATCACCAGGGACGATTTCAACCAGCTCAACATAAGGCTGAGGACCGTCACCCCATACTATTTGCAGATGATCCTTACCTTCAACCCCATATCCATAAACCACTGGCTGAAGGAGCGATTCTGGGACAACCGCGATCCGGACGCCAGGCTGCACGAGAGCACGTACAAGGACAACAGATTTTTAGACCCGACCCAGATCAAAGTGCTCGAGGGATTCAAGGACACGGACGAGTATTACTACATGGTCTACTGCCTGAACCAGTGGGGCGTATTGGGGAAATCCGTGTTCAACAAGACGGCGATCTCAAAGCGGATCGAGGCCATTAAGGCAGCGGGAAAGCAACCAAAGACCGGTTATTTCGAGTACGACGAGCAGCCTGACGGCGTGCATATAGATAACATCCGGTGGGTGGACGACGGGAACGGGCCCGTCAGGATATACAAAGAGCCGGAGGCCGGCAGGCCTTACGTCATAGGCGGAGATACGGCGGGAGAAGGATCCGACTGGTTTGTGGGGCAGGCGCTCGACAACATCACCGGAGAGCAGGTATGCGTGCTGCGGCACAGATACGAGGAGGATACGTACGCGAGGCAGATGTACTGCCTGGGGCTGTATTACAACACGGCGCTGCTGGGGATCGAGACAAACTTCAGCACGTACCCGGTGAAGCTGCTCGATCTCATGGGATACAGGAACCTGTTCGTGAGGGAGATCGAGGACGATTTCACCGGCGCCATACGGCAGGCCTTCGGATTCAAGACCACTCAGATAACGAGGCCGGTGATCATCGGCGAACTTATCAAGGTCATGCGTGAGAAGATAGGCACGCTGAACGACGAGGACACGCTGCAGGAGATGCTGACGTTCGTGAGAAACGACAAGCTGAGGCCGGAGGCGGAGCCGGGAGCAAACGACGACTGCGTCATATCCCTCGCCATAGCGCACTACATAAGGCCCCGGCAGAGCATGTCGGTGAGCGCGGGAGAGGAAGCCGGGACCGTCGTATGGACGCAGGACCAGTGGGAGGACTATAACAACGCCTCGCCCGGGGAGCGGGAGATGCTGATAAGGCGCTGGGGCAGGCCGCGAAGGTAAGGAAAAGAGGCAGAAATGGCGAGCAATAAAACGGACAAAACAAAGCTGCGCATATGGCAGGAGAGGCTTACAAAGAACCAAGCGGCATTTGACGGCGAGGTCGCGAAGATGGACGCCCGGGAGGAGCTGTACAGGGGCTCTGACGCCCTGCGCGCAATGGTCCGGGGCGACAGGAAGGAAAAGACCCCGCATGTCCGAAACATCTGCGCCGAGCTGATCGAGGCCCAGGTTGACAGCAACATACCGCAGCCGAAGGTGACCGCCTGCAGAGAGAAGGACGAGCACCTTGCAAAGCTGATCGAGGACATGCTGCGCAACGAGATGGACGCCCTGCCCTTTGAGGAGATCAACGACATCATGGAGCGCACGGTGCCGATACAGGGAGGCGCGGCATTCCTCGTGGAGTGGGACAACACGAAGAGGACGCACTACACCGTCGGGGAACTGTCGATCACGCAGCTGCACCCGAAACAGCTCGTGCCTCAGGACGGAGTATATACCTCCGTCGAGGACATGGATTATATCATCCTGAAGATCCCCCAGACGAAGGAGTATATCAAGCGCCGCTACAACGTGGACGTGGAGGATGAGACAGAGCAGGAACCTGACGTCAAGGGCGCTCTAGAAACGTCTGCAGACGACCTGGTGACGCAGTACATAGCGTATTACCGGAACGACAAGGGCGGCATAGGCCTCTACAGCTGGGTGAACGACACTCAGCTCGAGGACCTCGACGATTACCAGGCGCGCCGGCTGAAGCGCTGCGCGACGTGCGGGGCCGTGGAGCCGCTGAACCCTGAGCCGACGAAGGCGCCGGTGCCTATAATGCCGGGCATTACAGGCGCGCCCGGGATGCCTGATCTGACAGGCCTGCCGAGCGGTACGGGGCCTTCTGAGATGCTGCAGCCGCCGGAGGCTATCGCGATCGTGATCCCGGAGACCGCAGGCAACGGGGAGAAGATATGCCCGCAGTGCGGGTCCTCCGAGTGGACAGACAGCGCGGAGGACCACGAGGAGCTGTTCATGCCGATCAAGCGCAGCGACGGCAGCGTGATCCCCGGGGCCATAGCCCCCGGCGTACCTACGAAGATCCCGTTTTACAAGCCGAACATATACCCCGTGATCCTTCAGAAGAACGTGAGCCTGTTCGGGCAGCTGCTCGGGGACTCGGATCTCGATAAGATCGCGGATCAGCAGAACACGATAAACCGCATCGAGGCGAAGATCATCGACAAGCTGCTGATGAGCGGCAGCTACATCACGCTGCCGGACGAGGCGAGCATCAAAGTGGACGCCGACGATATGAAGGTGATCCGGCCCGGGAACGCCGCAACAAAGAACCTGATCGACGTGTACGACCTGCAGGGGAACGTGGAGCAGGATCTGACGTACCTGAGGCAGACATACGAGGAATCGCGCCAGATCATAGGCGTTACGGACAGTTTCCAGGGCAGGCAGGACAGGACCGCGACCTCGGGCAAGGCGAAGGAGTTTGCGGCGGCGCAGACCGCAGGGCGCCTGGAATCAAAGCGCGTGATGAAGCACGCTGCCTACGCCAAACTGTTCGAGGCCATGTTCAAGTTCAAGCTGGCCTACGCCGACGAGCCGAGGCCCGTCGTATCGATGGATATTCACGGCAAGAGGAAGTACGACACCTTCAACCGTTACGATTTCCTCGAGCAGGACGCCGCCGGCGAGTGGTGCTGGAACGACCGTTTCCTGTTCTCCTGCGACACCACGGCGCCCCTCGCTTCAAACCGTGAGGCCATGTGGCAGGAGACGCGGATGAACCTGCAGACGGGCGCATTCGGGGATCCTACAAACCCGGCTACTCTGATCCTGTTCTGGTCGAAGATGGAGATGCTGCACTACCCCGGAGCGGGAGAGACGCGGGCATACATCGAGGAGGAGACGAGGAAACAGCAGGAGCGGGAACAGCAGATGATGCAGATGATGCAGAAACAGCAGCAGATGCAGGCAGCGCAGACGGCGGGACCCGAACTGCAGGATAAGCAGAGGACCGTTGAGCAGCGCAGAGGATCCAGACAGCTGCCGCCCGATGCTATGGCACAGATAGACAACAAGGCGCGTCAGGACGCCCTGGCCGCGGTGATTGGGGGGCGATCAACGGCAAACAGGTAAATTAGCGGACGTCATAAGGAAGGCAGCGGGAAGCGACAAATCATAACCCTAGGAAAGGAGGAGGCCTCATGGAGAAAGCCTATGCCGGGAAGATCAAAAACTCGGGGACTCAGAACATCAAGGCGCCGAAGCAGTCCACAGATCCCAAGAATGGCACTGTGAAGACCGGCAACGACCTCAGGACCGGCAAGTAGCCGGAGCGCAGACCTGACTACAGCA